CAAGGATGCTTGCCGCGTGCGCCTGGTCACCGAATACTGGGATTACATTCGAATAGTCGTAAGTGCTGATGATTTTGTAAGCCAGCGTATCTGTTGAGCCAGATACCAGCGCTGACTCTTCCAGCGTGAATGGCACATAGCCGAACCGGTAATTCTGACCGTTAGCCCAGGCAGAGAAGTCCAGCGCCTCTTGCTCGGTCGGTGTGAAGGATGTAGTGAAGATTGCCCAGTTCTGAGAGCTATCAAGCACTGACTGCATAGCCGTAGTGACTACTGCTGCATCTGCGCCCTGTGACAACTGAGCGCCGGTAGCGGCCGTCAGTTTCAGCCCAGCAGAAAGAGTACCGGTTGCGTAGGTAATAGTGCTCGCCGCGCCATCGGTCGCGCTGGTGATGATGAAACGCTTCTGAGTAGTGTCGTACTCTACCGTAACACTGGAGCCGATACCTGTTTCGATCAGGTCAGCAGCCATGGCAAAGCTGGTTGCCGTGCTCAGGTCGATACTGGCTGAGGTGTGCGCAGTACCGTCAACGGTCAGGGTCAGTACACCACTCAGCAATTTGAGTTGGTCTAACGTTACAGCCGCCATTGAACCTGATCGCAACCATGCTGCAGCTGCTTCCGGGTTGAACCGTGCAAACAGCAATGCGCCTGGTGTCTTGGTGGAATTGTCGTAGCCCTGAAAATACACTTCAGCCATGCTGAATTCAGGCGATGCACTACCGAAATAGGCTGCTACGTCTTCTTTGTTCGTGAATGTGATAACACTCCCCACCGGAGCATAAGCGCTGTCGGTAAGGATTAGGCCATTCAAGTCAAGCGCTGAACCGCCAGCAGGCAAAACGCCAGGGTTAATCTGGACGTCCTTTCTTAATGGGATTGCCATTTATTAACTCTCCGGAGGGTATTTTAAATCTGCGGCAATAACGCCGACTGTAATGCTGTCCATGAAGTCCTGGCGTGTGGTAACAGACGGGTTGAATTGCCCGATGAATTCCATCGTCCAGCGGCCTTCGTATTGTTGCTCGCCGTTTATCATCGTTGTCTGATGAGGGTCTGAGCAGTAAAGAGGAGTGATGACATTGCCGTTTTGTCTGAACCATTCACAGGCAAAGTCTGAGCGGATTAGCGTGCCGATGATTGCAGCGTTATCAGCCGCGTTTTCGCCGTAACAGTCAATCTGACAGGGCCATTGCGTGCTGCGCTGGTTGAGCTGCTTTCCTTCGCCATACACACCGTTATCGTCGTATTTGACGCGGTTGGTAGACAGCCCTATCTGCTTCAGCGGTGTCATGATGATGAAGTCATGAAGCGGCATTGGCGTGAGGTTCTGCTGACCTACCAGCACGTTGTCGATGGTGAGGCCGGTGATATCCATCAGAAACGCCTGCAGCGCAATGCGCAGGTCAAGCTCGGTGATGTCTACTGTGACTGTCATGGCGACCTCTGCAGGTTAACAATCAGGTGACACCAGTCCGGATAAAGCTCTGCCACTTTCACAACCAGCCATGTCTTGCCATCCACAATCAGCATGTCCCCACCCTGTTGTTCTGGGCGGTTAATGCCGTTGAAATTTCCATTCAGATAGGCGCTTTGCAGAATCCCCTGAACGTTAATCGCATCAACCTGTTTAAGGTCGGTGGATGACAGAGACTGCATTTGCACAATCACATCAACATCGGTGTATGACTGCACACGCTTACCTCCCGGTGCAGTTGTGAATCCGCTGTTCACTTTCAGCACGCCGGGAACGTCAGGGTTAACCGTTGTGATCGCCCCGCGAACAATTTGATGCAGGTTCATCAGGTAACCTCGTAGTTAACATCGCCAATCATCACCCTGGTGTCGACGAGAGGCTTATCTGACTGGTTAGGCATTACTTTCCTGTTTCTGCGTCGCTCAAGCGTGACTGGAGATAAAGCAGGCTCAATGAGCGTGGCAATCGACTCCTGAATATCACCCTTAATCTGAGCGCCGACGACCTCAAGCACCGTTCTGGAATCAAGACCTGACGCAAGTCCGCGCTCAATCGTCTTCTTCCACTCTTCCTTTTTTTCTGCGATTGCGTTGCGGAAGAATGGACGTGGAGGCTGATTGTTTGCCGGGTCACCGTACTCGTTACGAGTGGCAATCATCGCGACGCTTGTTCCGTCTGGGTATGTTGATCCGCCGAGAAATCCGGCCCTTACCTCAGTGGCATTGAGTCGCTCAGCCATTCCTTCCAGGTACTTATCGAGGCCGTCAGACATAGTTATCTCCAGGATAGTAATTAGCCATCCGGTAGACTTTCGTCGCCTGCCAGAAGTCCAATCCGTATGGGCTCTGCGTATACCACGCATACCTGAACTCAATAGGGCCGAGGTCAGATGAAACTGACACACTGCCCTCGGTAGCCGATGCAATGCGCCCAACCATTCCTGAACCACCACGACCTCGATTGTCGCCGTAACGCACATACGCCAGATGCGCCATGAGCATGTAGAGCAAACGCTCTCGCTTCACGACGTCATCGACGAGTGAGTAATCGGTGTTATTCAGATAGTCAGTGGACTGGTCAAACAGGAATGGAAGGATTGCACCTGGAACGTTGGAGAATTCAGGGTACATGGCGCGGAAACTGGCGATATCCAGAGTCACGACAGCCATGGTTTATTCCTCTTTGTCTTCCTCTACGCCTGCGTCTTTGGCATTAACCTGCTCAAGGCCCGTCTTCTGTCGTGAGCGCTCCAGAGAGGCGTCTTCTACTGATTTCATATCAGTTACAGCGAAGATGATTCCATTCAGGAACATAGGAGATGACTTGTGGTTCTTCTCAAATTCTTCCCACACATCAGCGGGAACATTTTGTGTAATACCAAAGCCATTGATGAGCATGGAGTCGTTTGCGCCTTTCAGGGTGACAGCATTTGAGCCATGACCGATTTTCAAACCACAAGGAAGCTTGCAGCCGATCACATATGAATCGGTCTTTCCAACCTTGGCGGCCTTGGCACCTTTCTTATTCCCGGCTTTACCTTCCGGTTCTGCGGAGTTTTCCTGCTGTGTAACTACTTCTTCCTGCTGCTCGACGATCTCTTTTTCATCAGCCATTCTAAATTCTCCAAAGAATATTGTTACGGGCTCAATTTAGAGCCCGATGAATTAAACGCCCAGCATCTGTGCAAACAAGAAAGGCTGAGTAATAACCGCGCCGTAGGTGGTGCCGGAGTGTTTCTGCTTCCAGCTGGAGGTCATGGTGATGACAGGATGAGCACGCAGTTTTTCGCTGTATGCGCAGTAACCCGCATCCTGACCCTGAGCGGTCTCAACGAACATCTGCACCAGTTCACCGGCCGCAGTGCTGTACTGAGGAGCCACTTCGATACGAATGTTCGTGAAGGTGTCTTTAACCATCTTCTCGACAGAGTTACCGAAGATTTCGTTTGATTTTTTGAACCAAACAGATGCGGCTGGAGACATTGCCAGCACCAGAGGAGAGGCCATATCAACACCATCACCTACTGCGCCGTTGGTACGAGCAATCAGGTCTGCATACAGCGCCAGGATATCGTTGTAGATGTCGATAACCTGCTTGTCTTTCCACAGGGTCGCGCCTCCTACAGTTGCTGGGGTGATCGGAGTCGGCAGTGATGGGTCGTTCAGGATGCCGTAGTTCAGCAGGCCAGATACGCCGTAGAAGTAGAATTTGTTCTGCGCCTGGTTCAGAGTCCACGCTGCAGCACGTTGCTTCTCTGCGACGTATGGCAGCATAGCCAGGCCATAACGTTCCTGCTCCAGCTCACCATAGGTAACCATGGTCTGGTAGCGGAACACCTGACGGTTTTCCCAACGGGAAGTTACCTGGTTAGCACCCTGCTCGCTGTAGTCGTCATACGCCACAACGTCACCGGATTGCTCAACGCGCTGGATCATCATGGTGTCTTGAGCCCATGAGCCTTTTTTCTTCTCGCCCAGAATCTCTGTCGCTTTCTGCTTAGCGAAGATAGTGCGCACGATTTCAGGGTCGATGAAGGTTGATACTACAGCAGGAATACCGCCGTTTGCGCCAAGACCCGGCTGAGGGTCGGCATCCATTGCAAACTTAGTTACCGATGCAGGCAGGTAAATGCCGCGAGATTCGGCTTCCGCTTTAAAGGCAGCGAAATCAGCCTGAGTCAGTTGAGGCATTATGCTTTGCTCCAGGTAGAGATGATTAACAGATTGCCGGTTGTTGCAGGGCTAGCCACGTACCAGTCGGTTTCAACAGCACCGGAGATGGTTGCGCCAGCTGCGCCGGTCTTAAGTGTGCCGTCAGCCAGTACCGCAAATACTTTCTGGCCTACAGTCGCGTCAGTTGCAGACAGAGCCCAGAAGTCACCACCAACCACCGGAGATGCTTCGCGGCCAGCAGGAATAGTCATGCTGGAGTTCTGCAGATAGCCGATCGTGGCGTTTGCGTTGTTGTAGACGAAGCCAACAGGCTTGCCGGTGCCGGTGTTGTTCAGCAGGAGTGGGTTAGTGCCGTCACGCCAGGCGAAACGGGCCATTACCAGACCGCTTGAGCCAGCCTGATATGCACCTGGGCCGCCTGCAGCAGCAATGATTGGGCTGTTAGAAGCAGGCTGACCAGCCTGACCAACGCCAGAGTAAACAGATACACTTGTCTGGAAAGCCATTGTTATTTGCCCTCAAAGAAGTTTTTAACGTTTTCGCGAGAAGACGTGGTGATAACTGCGGAGTCCTGAGCCATGGATGACGGCTGGCGTGCATAGGCTTTGAATACAGAGCTCAGTGCAGCGGCAGGGATTGAAGCGTGCTCATCACAGCCAAGTTGTTTCAGGGCGGTGCGATACACTTCCTCTGCGCTATCACAGGCCAGCTCTCCAACTACCGGGCGCACATCACGCTCAGCTTTGCGCAGGTCGATGAAGCGCTGCTCAACGGCTTTAACCGCTGCGTCCATCGCTAACTTGCTGTCGTTTGCCATTTTTTCTTTCTCTTTTTTCTCTTCTTCGGCTTCGTCTTCAGCCTTTTTGTCTTTCTCCGACTCTTCGTCCTCGGCGAGTTTTTTCTTCTCTTCCTCGGACATTTCGTCTTCTGCTTTCTTCTTGTCTTCGTCTTCATCTTTGATGATGGCTTCGACTTTCTTTTCTACCTCTTCGGACTTCTCATCGTTAGCCAGATATGGCCGGATGAGAGTCATGAGTGATTTGATTTTTGACATCAGTTTGAGTCCTGTCGGTTGTGAGTCGTAAACAAATACATCCGGGCCTGCACGACCCGATGGCACGATTGCCACGTGGTTACAAACGATGTCACGCATGACGCCATCGTATGCCTCTCCCTCGTACTCGCCGGGGGTCATATCTAGCCGGTAGCGGTATGAGGATGAAATTTCTCGCTGCTGCTTGTTCTCCACGCCGATGATGGAATTCACATCCCAGATGACGAGAGAGTTTTTCAGGTAGGTGCCGTCGAATTCCGCGCTTTCACCGGTTGAGCCGATGATTGCCTCTTTCGGTGGGTCAAGCACTGACACGGCGATGTGCGTGTTCAGCAGCGGTTGGTTGTTGAATGTGTCTGCGGCCTTGCGCAGCTCTTCAGGGTCACGCAGCAGGCGATATGCTTTGTCAGGAATGAGTCCCAAGTCATCGCAGCCTGGAATCTCGCGCCCGTAGTAGACGCAGATGTTAGCCTTGCTGATTGGGGTTAGCTCTACGTGAAGCTTTCCGTCCGCGTCATAGGTGCGCACGCTTGCCCTGTCGAATGCGAATGCAGAGTCCCTTGCCATATCTGGCTCTTGTTTTGAATATTTCATTTTTACAACCACTGGCTGCCCTGGTTGTTTTGGAGGGTGGATGCTCGAAACTTCTAGCTTTGCATCCCTTGGCAGAAGAGTTTCACTCTCATGCTTATTACTGGACATGCCAGTGACATCGAGACCAGCAGCCCCTTCTTCGGTGTCAATCTCAAGCATTACACCGCCAATACTGAACATCCCGG